ATGAAGAGAATAATTGGAATAGTAATTTTATTACTTACTTTAACCACCTCTGTGACAGCGTCGGCTGTTGATTCGGATAACAAAAAGATGTATTCATCGAATTATGATTGGAGTTCCGTGATGGATGCCATTATCCAGGTAGAAAGTGGAGGTGATCGTAAAGCGAAAAGTGGAAATTCTGTTGGTGCGATGCAGATAACTCCAATATGCGTAGCAGAGTGTAACAGGATTTTGAAGGAAAGAAACAGCAAGAAAAGATTTAAATTATCTGATCGTTACAGTATTTCTAAGTCAAAGGAAATGTTCTTGCTTATTCAGTCGGCCTATAATCCATTAAACAGTATTGAACACGCTATTAGATCGTGGAATGGTGGACAGAATTATAACGTTAAACGTACGCAGCGTTATTTTGAAAAAGTAAAAGCGTTATTGAGGTAGTATAATAATCCGGATTGTCTTTAAGATAATCCGGATTATTTTTTTTGAGGGGATTCCTAATCATTTTAGATATTCTGTTTAATTCTCTGTGCTAACATATATTAATAAGAAGGCAGTTTTGAGTGTTTTGTATTATCTTTGTAGGCAAAATTATTTTATAGACATGAAGGCGATTAAACTTTATTTTTTGTTTTTTCTTTGTATGTGCCCTTTTTTGGTAAGTGCACAGCATGTTACTTATCGTTCTTTTGACCATTATAATGATAGGGTAGCAGAGTTTGAAACTATGCGAGCTATTGATAGCACAGATGTTGTTATGCTTGGAAATAGCTTAACTGAGTATGCTGGTGACTGGAATGTGCTGTTAAAAGCCCGCCATATTCGTAATAGAGGTATTGCTGGTGATGATGCAGAGGGTATATATAATCGCCTTATTCAGATATTACCAGGAAAGCCAAAGGCTATATTTTTGTTGGTAGGTGGTAATGACCTAAGTCATGATCTTACTCCATCACAGGTATTTGCAAATTGCAAGAAAGTTATAGAAAAGATATTGGCTGATAGTCCAAAGACAAAGCTTTATGTTCAGAGTCTTTTGCCTATAAATGAATCGTTTGGCAGGTGGAAGAAACTTGAAGGAAAAACAGATGATGTTGCGGCTATAAACCGCTTGTTACGTCATTATTGTGAAAAGAATAAGATAGCTTATATTAATTTGTTTAAGCATTTTAATCGTCATGGTACAAATGAAATGAGAAAGTCGCTAACTGTTGATGGTTTACATTTGTCTCCTCAAGGTTATAAAATATGGGCATTCCATATTAATAACTATATTAAGAAGCTTGGGAATAAGAAATAAAGCGTGTGAGATGTGCTACTTTTGAGAGAAGTCTTGAAAGTAGCATTTTTTATAAGTGAAAATTGTCTGAGTTGTGTTTTTGTAGAAAAAGAAAAACGTCCGAAAGTCTGTTTGAATAGACATTTCGGACGTCATTAGTTGCGGAGGCAAGATTTTGGTATAAACCCCTGTTTGCCGCAAAATAATCGCTTACGGAGCCTTTAAATGGGCTAAAAAGCGTGTTATTTCTATTAAACTGTGTCCGAGTTGTGTCCGAGTGTGAGCACCATATCGAGGCGTCTGCCTATATCCTCATTGGCTTTTTTCAGATCTTCAATTCTCTTGTTTTTCTCTTCAATTACCATTTTTAGGGCTTTTACCTCAGCTCTAAGGGTGGGAATATCGCTGTTGACATAACTACTATTAACGACATTGTTATTTCCTGTAATTGTAGGATTAGAATTATTAGTGTCCGACTTTTGTAGGAAATAATCGAGGGTGACATCAAATAGATTACAGATTTTACAGGCTGTTTTTATGCCCATATTATCAGTTTTCTCGACTTCCTTTATGAGAGATCTGTGGTTTGTGGGCTTATCTCCCCATAGGATTTTGGCTGCTTGACGGTCTGTCATGCCTCTTTCAACAAGCAATTGCTTGACTTTTTCTACCCTAATACTATCAAAATCGTATATCATTGTGCTAATAGGTGTTAAAATCCAATAATTGTAGGAAAGTTTTTTCCTATAATTGTTGGAATGTATTGTTTTAATATATATCTTTGCGTCAAAATTAGCGATTAAATTGAACGTAAACAAGAAAATGAGTGAAAAAAATACAGTTGTAAATCCACGGGTTTACTATCAGCGTTTGAGTAGACAAGATAAGACTCAATTCTTGGAGTATCTGCTTGTTCATTATGGTATAAAAACGAATACCATTCGCAGAAAGTTAGCAAGAAAGCAGTTTGGAGTACTGTCCAAACTGGAGGAGGTGACAATAATGCATGTAATTCAAGAAGAACAATGGCAACGTTAGAATTCCATACCAGTCCAGATGGTAGGGTCTATTATAGTGAGGACGGAGGCGAGCTGAAGAGGCTGACTAAGTTTAGTTCTGATGTGTATCCACTTCTCAACATGATAGAGGAAAGATTTCCTGAATGTTATGCACGGCTTGCAATGATATATCGAGCAGGTGCAAGAACCTCTAAGGAGATTGATGATAAGACCTATAGGATGCTGGAACGTTTTGTTAGATGCAACTTTGGCGAGCATGATCTTCTGTCTCGTGATATCGATGGCCTTATACTTAACTTTGAAGAGGTTAGATGTCCGTTGCGAGGTGGTTTCTGTCCAGATGAGAATGTAATATGTAAACCTAAGGGCATTATAAAACTCTCTGCAGAAGAAAAACGTGTTGCCGATATGTATATAAGTGGTTATACGTGTTATGAAATAGCACGTGAACTTAATAAGCAGGTTAATACTATCAAGGTGCAGCTGTTTAGAATAAAGAATAAGCTTGGTGTGAAAAGAGCAAGAGAAATAATCAAGATACTTAAAATGCATAACTTATGATATTAGCATCTTCCGAGTTACTTATTGTTTTCTATGTGGGAAAGGATGGATTAAAATATTTGTTGAACCGCATGCAAGATGAGTACTCTCATTTTTACGAAATGAATATTTCTCTACCCAAAAACGGGGTAAGAGAAGTGCATATTTCTTTTTCAAGTAAAGATTATGAATACTTCTCCGATATAGTGAAAAGTAGTTTAGCGTTATAACTGCCATGTTTTAATATTGAGGAAATCTAATTGCTCAAGTAAATAGGTAAGGAAGCCCCTGCAGGAATTGCCTGCAGGGTTACGAGAATGGAAAAGAAATGTTTCGAATGTAAGTATGGCAGAAACTGCATCAATGGCAGGTTCTGCACCCAAAAGAAGATATATGTTGAACATCTTATTTATATAGAATGCAATGAAAACAAGAATGATAACCGCAACGGAGTATGAGAAAGCCATCAATGCTTTCAAGGCTGAAGGCAAGTTGGACGAGTCTTTCAAGATGTATCAGTACATGAATGGATGTGCTGTAGGCATGGATAATAAACACAATGTGATTTTTTGGAGTCGAATAGGTTTTGCTGTATCGATGTCAACTTCACTGCACATTGCTTCACCTCAATTTAATGAGGAAACACAAATGGTAGAATTAGTTGATACATTAGGTGTCTTAGAACTGAAACCACAGCTTGATATAGCAGAACTCGAGCGTCCAGAACGTAAGATAACTCCAGATAGAACTATTATCTAAAATAACGTGATTATGGGATACCGCAAATTAAGAAAAGCATACCTTCGTGAATTCGGTTGCACCGTCAATGTAAAGCTTAGAGATAGATCTGGTCACCTTCTTCGTAAGGCGAGCAAAATAGCAACAGCCAACTTTATGAAAAGTTGCTTGGCGAAAGCTTGATAATGGTATTTGCCACAACATTGAACTGAGGCTAATTTTGAGCACGAAAAAAAATGATTTACTATGATTAAAGTCGAAGATATTCTTAATGCCACGAATGGAGGATTGGATATTATCCTTGAGATATATCCGCAAGCAAAATGCTGCGTGAATGCCAAGAATAAGCATTTTGCTATTCGAGATGAGCGTACACCGTCAGCTTCTTTGCGCCAGTATGACTCAAAGACTTATGGTAGGATTTGGCAGGTTACAGACTTCGGTGGTGATGGTCGTGGCGAGAATGCTATTAGCGTATATATGCGCGAGAATGGCATTGACCGCTCACGCTTTAATGAAGCATTGCTGCAGCTGGCTGCTAAGTACAATGTGAAGGATGAACTTAACCATGCCGTGAACAAGCCAGATATCAGACAGCGTGATGCTAACCAGGATGAAGCTGACGGTTCTCGCAGTTTTGAATTGAATGATAAATTCACCGACTTTGAACTGAAGACTCTCGGTCCACGTGTTACACAGGCCGATGTTGATGCTCTTCATTGGCATTCTGTCAAATGGATTACCAATGTTAAGGATCGTAAGACAACGGTTAAGCATTCCAATGAACATTATCCTATATTCATCCGTGAATGTCTTATCAAGAAGGGTAGTGGTGATACTCCTGACGAGAAGTTCTATAAGGTGTACGAACCATTGAATTGTGAAAAGGGCTTCCGCTTCTCTTATACTCCAGCAGGTAAGAAACCTCAGTTATATGTGAATGGCCTTTCTGAGCTCAAGGATGCTTATATCAAGTACAATAAGGAGGAGAGATTGGAATGGGAACGCCTGCATGATGACGAGCAACCATACAAAGAGAAGAAACTTCCTGAAGCTTTCATCTGTAGTGGCGAGCGTGATTCTCTCTGTTGCCGTTCTATGGGATATGCCCCTCTATGGTTCAACAGTGAGACTTACCACCTGTCTGTTGAAGAGTATAAGGAAATCATGAAATATGTAGAGGTGCTGTATAACATTCCTGATATTGATGATACAGGCCGTCGTAAGGGCAAGGAACTAGCGCTGCGTTTCATTGATATTCATACTATATGGTTACCAAACTGGTTGGGAACATATAAGGATAATCGTGGCCATGCTCGCAAAGATTTACGTGACTGGATGGAGCTTCGTTCTGAGAAGAAAGACTTCAAGAACCTGATGAAGGTGGCAATGCCTGCCAAGTTCTGGGTGAGTTATATGAATAAGGATGGTAAATGGAAACATGAGATAGATACGGCATGTTTATATAACTTCCTTCAGCTTAATGGCTTTTATGCGCTACACGACGAGAACTCTTCTGTCACTCAGTATGTGAGAGTAGAGGGTAATATTGTTAAGCATATTACCGTAAAAGATATCAGAGAGTTTGTGACTTCGTGGGTTCGTGAGCGCTACGAGGAACGTGATATTCTTAATCTTGTCCTCAACACTCCCAAGCTTTCATCAGCTGCGCTTGAATCTCTTCAAGAAATATCTCTTGATTTTACGTCATACACAAACAAGAGCCAATTATTTTTCTTTCCAAACAAGACAGTTGAAGTCGTTAGACCAGAAGGTGCAGGTGACGATGGTTTCCGTGAATACACTCCAGGTTCTGATGATTTGCAGAACTATGTATGGGAAGATAATGTGATTGACCATAAGTTCAAGAAGCAGGAAGATGCATTTAAGATTATCCGTACAAAAGATGAACAGGGACGTGATCAATGGGATATTGATATCAAGAATGTGAATAGTCATTTCTTTGGTTATCTCATAAACACCAGCCGTATATACTGGCGTAAGGAGATGGAATATCGTTTCCATGATGATCAAAAAGCAATGGAAGAATACAAAAATGCACATCCTTTTGATATTGCTGGAGAAGGTCTTACTGCAGAGGAGATTGGAGAGCAGAAACTAAACCTTATCAATAAGATTTTTGCTTTCGGTTATATGATGCATCATTTTAAATCTCCAGAGCGTGCATGGGCACCATATGCGATGGATAATAAGATTGGTGATGACAATGAATGTAACGGTCGTTCTGGTAAGTCGTTCTTCTTTAAGACTCTATCCATATTGATGAAGACGGTAAAACTTTCAGGTCGTAATCCAAAGCTCATGGACAACCCTCATGTGTTTGATCAAGTTAATCAGCACACACGACTCTTATTACTCGACGACTGCGATAGATATTTGAATACAGGTCTATTCTACGACAATATAACAAGCGATATGACTGTTAATCCTAAAAATAACCAGTCGTTTACAATAGACTTCGAGGATAGCCCGAAATTGGCATTTACGACGAACTATGTTCCTAGCGATTTCGATCCATCTTCAGAAGCTCGTCTTATCTATATGGTTTTCAGTGATTATTATCATCAGAAAACAGAAGATAACGACTATCTCGAGACTCGTACCATTCGTGATGATTTCGGTAAACCTCTATACACTAAGGGATATACAGAAGAAGAATGGTTATCCGATCTGAACTTCTGGCTACAGTGCTGCCGTTTCTATCTGTCGATAAGTAATGAGATGATTAAAATCATACCACCTATGAGTAATATCATAAAACGCAAGTTCAAGGCTGATATGGGTGCTAACTTCGAAGATTGGGCTTATGGCTATTTCTCTAAGGATGGCGAGAATTTGGATACATTTCTGCAGCGTGATAAAGTCTTTGATGAATATCGTCAGTATGCTAACACAAACAAGATAACCATGCAGAACTTCTCGCGTAAGCTTAAAGCTTTCGCTAATCTTTGTCCTTGGATTGCGGACCTTAATCCAGAGGAACTATGTAATTCTTCAGGTCGTATTCAGCACAGTATTGAAATTGCACCAGGATTAAAGAAAACAAAGGATATGATATATTTAAAGTCTAGAGAGGTTGAAGACGATGCAGAGCAAATGAATAACGAATCTGCTGATTTGTTCTGCAGTGATGAAGACGCAGACAAGCCCTTTTAATCATAGATAAATCAAATTTACTGTTTGAGCGTTGTTACGGAGTGATCTGTAGCAACGCTTTTTTTGTTTTCTTATCACAATAATAAGAAAAGTTTCTGACAAATGACATTTTTGCGCCCGACAAAACCAACCTTTCCCCCTTACCCCCTTTATTTTTACTACAAAAACTTTGTGATTTTGTAATAGATAGTTTGAAAAATCACAAAATAACTAATAAATAAAGGGGTTTCAGCTATCACAAACTTATCACAAACTTCCATCACAAATCTATCACAAAAAATTTCGTTTTGTGATTTGCCATTTTTGTAGCTCTTTATAACTGTCTTCTCACAAACTTGAAATCCCTATCACAAATTGTGATTAGAAGTTGTGATAATCACAAACTCCCATAAACACAAGTGTTTTGAGAGCTTTTTCACTTTCTCACAAATTCACAAACTTTTCGGACGAAATTATATCAGATGAGATAAAAAGAAGAAGACTAGGAATGGATAAAATCTCAAAGTTGTTTACAAAATGATAATTTCAAATACTTTTTCCTATTGTAGTTGGAAATTTCTATATAATTTGCTATATTTGCAATGAAAAACTTGCATTAACCATATGAGTAATTATTTAGTGTACCTAAAAGTAAAGCCTTTCATTAAACAGTGGATGACAACCCACTATGGCAATCCTGTTGTGTTCCCATCACAGAGTGTTGAGAATGCTACAATCAGACGTTTTTTGAGTAAGCAACCTACTAACATCGAACCGCTATCTGGTGAAGAGGATGATATTGCAGTGTGCATACCTGATTCTAAACAGAAGCCTGTTGTTACCTATAACTATTTAGGCAAGCATGCTAAGGAAGCTGTTGTAGAGTGTATAGAAGATACATTCAAGACGCAGATGTGGAAGGATCTCAATGATCTGCACGATTGCGGTTGTTCTATTCTAAAGGCTATTCAGGCATGGTGTGAAATGAATGGTATAGATGTTGATTACGACTATACTATAAAGATGAGATACCAACGTATGCGTAATAGTTATCTCAAAAAGGGAATAGACCTTCGTAATAAGACCAGAAATTATGATGATTAAAAAGTGAGTTAAAAAATATAAAAAACTTATGGATAAAGTGGTTAATTTTTTTTCTTGCGTATTTATGCGTGTGAAAGCGTTCTTAACCGTTCGTATCCGTTTATCGTCTAAAGAGTTATGAAAAAAATCAAGATTATCAAGTCCGTGGAGGTGGCTCCTTGCCGAAATCTTAACGGTATGTTAAGAGTTGGTGTCAAGAGTGTGAAGATACCTGATGGTATACAGTGGGTAAAATTGAGCATCAAACCAGAAGCATCTATGATAATATCTAATAAGGAAGAGGATAAGAATACTATTTATACTGCAAAGCTGCAGTTCTTAACCTTTGATGATATATTGGATGGTGAAAAAAAATGTTGGCGTGTTACTCTTACCGATGATACTCAATATTTGTTGGGTACTGACGAAAGACCATACGCTACAGTTAGCGTTACTGAAAATATGCCTGACAGTGTCAAGGATAATCAGCTTACAGAGGTAGTTGTAAGCTATCAAAGTCATAAAAATATCCCATATATAATGTGAATGCGGTATTTTTTTCGATAAGGTTTAAAAAATAACTTTGTCGAAAAATAATCGCATGGAATATCAACTCGTCATATCTGGAACTATAGGTAGTTGGTGGAATGGATGTTCTGCCGACTACGTTCGTTATGTCCTTAGTAACAACAAGGACAAGGATGTACATGTAGGATTCTGCTCTCTGGGTGGATACGTTAAGGATGGTCTTGAGATGAATCAGGCATTCAAGGATCATGGTAAGGTTCATGCTCATGCTTTTGGCATGAATGCATCTATCTCTACTATTGCTATGCTTGGATGTAAGTCCATAGACATTGTTAAAGGCAGTTTCTTTCTTATTCATAACGTGTCAACAGTTATCGATAAGTATGAGCAGCAGAATAAGGAACAGCTGGATGCTTATATCCAGAAGCTACAGTTGGAACGTGACTCTCTTAAGACTTTCGATGATGTGTTGGCTTCCATGTATGCTGACAAGACAGGAAAGAGTATTGAAGAGTGTCTTGCTCAGATGAAGAAAGGTAATTGGCTGACTGCACAACAGGCTAAGGAATTTGGACTTGTTGACGAAATTCGCGAGGATAAGAAAACCGAGAAAGCAGCAGCTGAATTTACCAATCAATTTGTGAACTCATATTCTAACCAATTTAAGGATGCAGGCATACCGCCTTTGAATTCAGATATCACTGACAGACAGATGACTGCCAGTGGAATTGCTGATGAAAATGGCAATCCAACTCAGAGCTTTGTGCAGAAGACCTGGCAGAAGCTTGAGAACCTGATCCATAACAACCAGGCAAATAAAGCACAAAACAAAATGATCAAGATCTTTGCAAGCGTAATGAGTCTGCTCAACTGTGCTGACGGTTTCAAACCATTGGATGATGGTACTATTGCCCTCAGTCAGGAACAGATGAAGACAATTGATGACCAGTTGTCATCACAGAAAAAGACACTTGAGGAGAATTCGTCTGCTATGAAGACTGCAGCAGATGAAATCAAGAAGCTCAGAAACGAGCTGAAGGAAAAGGATGAGCAGATTGCCAACCTGAAGAATGCTCCTGCAGTGTTAGATGAAGAGAAGCCTTTGGATGAAGGCAAGGAATCCTTTACCGCAAAGGATATGTTTAACCTAATCGCTGACGTGTAAGCTATGGGACTTAAAGTAGGTAATATCACAATGACTCCTGAGGAGTTGTCAAAGACATTCCATACATATCGTAAGGAATTGATCCAGATGGCGATGATGTCAATGAATACTTTGTTGGCTCACACCAATGTTCGTACAGGTATCCGTTACAAAGAGACTGTAACAGAGATGTCTGGTAAGTTTGAGATTGGTAACTATAAGAAAGACAAACATCATGACGCTGACTTGAAGTTCAGAGCTCGTGACTTTGAAACTTTCTTCGGTAACCTCATCGAGGGTATTGATCCTAATGCCATTTATCAGTCTATTTGGGGTAGCAACATTACTAAGGGCGATGCTCTAAAAAATGTACCTATCGTTAGGGTAATTGCCTCTTACTGTGTTAAGCAGGTATGGGAGAACGTAATGCTCAATTCGTTCACTGCTGCTCACGATTCTACCAACAATACCGAGACAGCCAAGTGGTTTGATGGCTTCAAGACTATCCTTGATAAGGATATTGCTGGTACAAACAGTATTCAGGAAGCTCTTATCTCTGTTGAAAAGAAGAACCTCACACTTGGTAGCGAGGCTATCTCTCGTGAGAATGCCGAGGATGTTGTCAAGGATTTCTATTGGAGCAACACCAATGATAAGCTTCGTAGCAAGAAACTGAAGCTGTTCCTTTCTGACCAGAACTACCACTTCTATACGGAGTCTTATCAGTTGAACCATGGCGCATTGCCATACAACCAGACCTACGACAAGAAGACCCTCGAGGGCGCTTCTAACGTAGAGTTCGTTCCTCTGTCATTTGTTCCTCAGGACTTCATGCTGCTCACTCCTAAGAGCAACATCTTCTGTCTTTACAACCAGAAGGGCGATAATGAGAGTTATCTCGTAGAAAAGTCTCTCAGTAACCATTATGATGTTGACCTTATCGTCAATGCATTCTTCGGTACTCAGTTCGAGAGCGTTTCTCCTGAGACTCTCAAGGTATGGGAGTTGAATTCAACTCCTGCAGAACCTGGTAACGGTGGCGGTCAGTAATTAATGCAGGCCCTTCGGGGCTTGCTTATCCATTAACAATTAAATTTAAAGATTATGGCAAATAGATGTTCAGAGGCAGATAGCCTATATCAAGATCTGCCTTTCTGCTCAGGAAAGAAGTCGCTTCCAGGTGTGAGAGGATATGTATTCGGCATCAGCAAGCGTGATATTCTTGTTTATCCGAAAATGCCAGCTGCTCCAGCTTCCCTCGCAGAGAAAGCTAAGTATGTAGGTGATTTCGTGCTCGCTGCTGATAAGAAATGGCATCGTATCGGTATGATTCCTAATGAGGGTCAGATTCAGGTTGAGTCACAGGGTACTTATGGTTCCAAGACCTTCAAGTGTACTGGTACAATTGTCATACCTGGTACAGAGGAAGAGGCAACAGGTTACATTGCTTCAGCCAACAATGATGAGATGATTTATCTCTTCGTTCAGCGTAACGGTAAGGCTCGCATGATAGGATCAGAGGCTTTTACTCCTGAGCTCGCTTTGAGTCAGGATAGTGGTAAGGCTGCTACTGATACCAATTCCACAACTGTGTCTGCTGTTGCTGATGATGAGTATCCAGCACCATTCTATCCTGGTAAGATTGAAACCGAAGATGGTGAGATCTCTGGTGAGACAGGTTTGGCTATCACAGAGCCAGTAACAGATCCTCAAACAGAGCAACCAGAAGGTTAACTGTAATTTTTTCATCGATAATCTAACAGGCTGGGGACGGTCTCACGTTGACTGTGAGCCGTTCCCTTTTTAATTTTTTACTGATATGATAGATAACAATTTTACAATCAAGATGAAACGCTGGCTTGAAGCTGGTAATCATACAGAACGAGATGATATCATGAATGGTGCAATGATGCTGTTACAGTTGAACCGCAATCAGGCCCTATTCAATACTATTGCTCGACGTCCAGAGAAGTATGTAGCTAAGATTGAATATGAATTGAAGAAATTCCTTCCTATTCGTATTGCTAAGATGACAATGACCGATGTAAATAACCTTGATGCTGAGGTAACACCTTCTATCAAGGAAGCTATCGAGGCAGAGCCAGAAGATAATGATACTAAGGATTACGAGACTATTGCTCTCCCTGCTCACAATGGTAAGCGTGAAGACCATGACAGTCTTCCTGATGATATCAAGGCTCTTTGGTACAAAAACGTGGAGCGTTGGAAGAAAATCAAGGCAGCTTACAACACATTGCTCACTCTTACGGAACCATGTGACAGATACGAGTACCTTGCAGCTCTGAAGGATACCTGGTATGAGTACAAAAAAGCCTTTGAGATCTATGATTCTTATACTGCTCCTGTAACAGAACCTGTTGAAGGCAATGCTCAACCTGCTGATGCTGCTCAGTTAGCTAAGAGTATCAATAATGCACGTGCTTATATCTCTAAGAACGTGGATAAGTTGCTTGAACTTCATAAGGCTTCAGGCAATGATGAGTCGCAGGATGAGAAATATCGTGCTATGTGCGATAAAATATCAGAGCGTGTACAGGTTCTTGTTGACAACAAGCAGCCTATCGGCGATGACTTGAAAAAGAAACTTGCTGAAGGTGGCATTGTAATTGAGAACGATGGCGAAGAGGGTTCAGACGATACTCCAACCGCTGAATAAGCAAAGTTTTCAGTGCTATCTTGGTACTGGACTTCATACTCTCGGTCTGCTCGGGTGGATTCTCGAGCAGACCGGTCGTGCTGATGTGTATGTCAGCACATTCTCTACGTCTGATGCTTTCCTGTCTGGATTCTACAGGTTGAAGAAACGTGGAATGATAGGTAATTCGGTTCTTGTTGCTGACTTGAAGGCATCAAATAAAACGATGAAGTTATATAGACTGATGCAGAAATGCTTTGATACGGTATATCTGTCAATGAACCACTCTAAGATAGTTCTTGTTCAGAATGATAAATATACCATATCAGTAATTACCAGTCAGAATCAAACCTATGGTGACCGTGCGGAATGTACAATGGTTACTACAGACCAGAGAATATTTCTGGATTTGTTTACAGGTCTTCAGAACATTGTTAATCATGATTCAATTCAACTGAATGGATTATTCAACAGACTTACTGAAAGAGATAGAGAAAGAAGCAAGCGAGATGATGAATCCGAGGGAGATATCTGCCCTTTTGGATATTGATGAGTTGTCGTTGGTTGATGATATCAATACAATAGGAAATCCTGCACGCAAGGCTTTCTTTCGTGGTGTGGCCACAACAGTACACGAAATAAGAAAAGATGTTCGTGATACAGCTATGGCAGGTTCTCCATACGCCATAGATGCTTGCCAAAAACAAATAATGAATATACTGTCTGAGGTTCAGATTTAAACCTCTATAATAATATATGAGTCTTCCAGTTAACATAGATGATTATTCAAGGTACATCGCTATGGATGATACCGTGTTGATGGATGAGAATGTAAGTTCTGTCATCATCGAACGTCTGCATCGCATACGTGCATTATATTCATATTGGCTGCAATTTCCTTCGAAATTCAACAATGATATTGTACAATATGATATGGCTATGTTCAAGGTATGCAAGACGCAGGCTTATGATGATTTGCATCTAACCCAGCTTATAATGGGTAACATGCAGCGTGCATCTAAGGAGTTTATGCGTTGGAAAATAGAAGCTGACCTCGAAGAGGACTTGAAGGCTGCTCGACGAGCTGGTGACCATCGTTCAGTTGCTGCTATCGAGAAAAACCGCATCCTGAATAACCGTACAGATAAAGAAGATGAGGTGGAAATAGAGTTCGATAAGATTCTTCCTCAGAATTTCGTTCCAACCGATGATCCTTCGGTTATCGGTATAGCTAATGTTCCTGGACTGCGTGAGCGCAAACGTAAACTTATCAAGATGTATTCTGTAGGTTCAATGATACAGGATGCTGAATATGAAGAAATAGAAGATGGAACAGACGACGGAAAATAAACAATATTTCAATGATGCTCAACTGTACACTCTCATGATGAATACTCGTGATGAGGTGATTGTGGCAGGTCGTGGTCTTGGTAAGGGTGCGATTCAGGCACGTCGTATGCAGTCGTGCTTTCAGGGGATGCCAGGTTCTATGGGTGGATTTGTTGCACCATCTGTTAAGAGATGTCTTACCAATATCCTTCCATCTATGCTTATCCATCTTGAACGATGGGGATTCAAACGTGATCTTCATTATGTTGTAGGTAAGAAGCCATGGAAGAAACTTCATTGGAAATCCCCAATCTTTACTCCTGCTAACTGGGAGAATACTATAAGCTTCTATAATGGTAGCGTGGTTAATGTGATATCGCAGGATAGAAGCGGTACAAGTAACTCAATGTCTCTGGACTATCTCATTATTGACGAGGCTAAGTTCATTGACTTTGAACAGCTGAAGGATGAGACGTTCCAAGCGAACCGTGGTAACGAGATGTACTTTAAGGATTTTCCTTTGCATCATGGTATGACTATTACGAGTGATATGCCTGTTACTAAAAAGGGTTCCTGGTTCCTGAATTATGCAGATAAAGTAGATCCTGAATTAGTACAGGTTATTGAAGGTATCATCTTCCAGCAATGGAAGCTACGTCAGAAGCAGTTGAAATATCGCGATCGGGCAATGGAGATACAAATAAAGATTGATAAGCTGGAGAAAGAACTGAATTTCTTTCGTTCTAAATGTCTGTTGTATAAAGAGTATTCCAGTATTGAGAATCTGGCATTGCTTGGTGAAGAATTCATTAAAAGAGCTAAGCGTGATCTTCCTCCTCTTACCTTCGCTACATCTATCATGTGTCAGCGTATAGGTATATCTGCTGATGGCTTTTATGGTGGTATGCGTGAGGATGTCAATCTATACACTGCTCCTAACGAAAGTGTGCTTAATCTTCAGAACCTCGATAAGAATAAGTTACCTGATGATTGTCGTATGGATAGCGACCTCAATCCTAATCAACCGCTGATAATAGCTTTTGATGCCAATGCTAATATCAACTGGATGGTGTGTGGTCAGGTAGGCACTGATGGTAAGCTTCGGGTTCTTAAATCATTCTTTGTGAAATACGAAAGGAAATTGCCAGAGCTCCTTGATGACTTTATGGATTATTATCGTTATCATAAGAGAAAACAGGTTATATTCTATTATGATGCTACATTCGTTGGTAATAACTATGCGCTTCACAACAACGATTTTCATAAAGAGATTGAGAATACACTCCGTCGACATCAATGGAATGTGAGAGCTGTATATATAGGTCAGCCAATGAAACACATCATGAAGAATGAACTTATCAACCGAATGTTCCGAGGACGTGCTAATCATATGGTACTTATCAACAAGGATAATAATCCTGACTTGCTTATCTCTATAACGTCTGCAGGTATTTACAACGGTCAAAAAGACAAACGTGGTGAGAAACTTGCGGAAACAGAAGAAGATAAGCTCGAAGGACGTACAGATGGTTCAGATGCTTTCGATACGTTGTGTATAGGTGTGGAACGTTTCCCAGTTCATACTCAGTCAATTATTACTAATTCTTATTCTTGATATAATAGCCTCAGTCTTTAAGGATTGAGGCTTATTTATGTTAAATAATACTTATAGTACGAATAAAAGTACTATGTTATTTGTGTAGTACGAATAAAAGTACTATCTTTGTATTGTTCAATTAAAGCAATACTATTATGAAGAAATTAGAATTAACGGAAACGGAGTTCGATTTGATTGAGACTGTAAGAAACTACAAAAGGAGTTATCCGAATGGAGATCCCGAATTGCTATGGTACATCAACAGACTTTTTGCTGAACTCCTCGACGAACCGCTTCATTATTAAAAACAAGCCCCACCTTCATGGGTGGGGCACAAAAATAGAAAGATATGGCAACAATGACATTAGCAACAAAGGCAGGCACAATGAAATCTACATTGAAGGATATCCTAATTTCGATATCATGGACTGACTTATCTAAACGTTACTTTGGTAAGAGTAATTCGTGGCTCTATCACAAGTTAGATGGTGTTGATGGTAACAAGAGACCTACAGCATTCACTGAGGAAGAGAAATATCAGCTGAAAGGTGCGTTGATTGATTTGAGTAATCGCATCCGTGCAGCTGCTGACAGTATAGAATAAGCCTGGGTGTATTGCCCCATTTGAACAGAAGTCGGCCGTTGGCTTGCGGACGCATTGCCCTGGGGCGTTATGCCTCAGGGCTTCTTTGTATATACCTCATGGCAGAGAGCCATGCTGCGCAAGGCACACTGCCATGAGAGATAGGTTGGAACATTATTTTAGGTTGCACAGACCGAATATATTCTATATCGGTCAGAGCAACCGACGATAGGTATTAAATTCACAATACCATGAAATCACAACTTGAAAAGTTGCTTACATATTCCGCAAAAAGAGAAAGAGGCAATTGCCAAAAAAGCGTAGGGCGGTGGGGGCTGCTGTTGCAGAACGCTGCGCTTTGCTTAGCGCTCAAAACGTTAATTTGCTGGAAATCAACGTTTTGAGAATTTTAACCGTGGAAAATGTGCGCAAAAATGCCTATTTTTGAAGCACCCTCGCAACTTTCAGGGCATTGAAAGTCGCGAAAAAGCCCCTTGATTACCCTACTTATAGAGAAATCTAAGGGAGATATGTAAAAAGTATCATTTGCGTGAATATACGAAAATGATACGTTTTTGATTTGATATTTGTCTTACATTTGTCCTAAACGTATCCTGATAATATGCATCGGAGTTTTTTATTAATATTTTTATATAATTCCTATTGTAATAGGAAAAATATTGCTATCTTTGTGGTGTAATTATATATCTTTCGAAGAATTTTTTTAGTGGTTAATAATAGGTGCTACAGCCACCTCGTACGTGAGTATAGGATGGCTTGTAATCTTTTCTTTAAGGTAAATAAGATTTATGTTCTAAACTCAAAAGGCGCTTGGCTGAAGCCTAGGATGGCAGCTGGAGAAATCCAGTTGTCATTTTTTTATATCCTATTATGAATAGAAAATGCTAGTTTGTGCTGAAAGTTGAAAGAAAGTTGTTGCAAGTTTCTTTCAGGGTATATGTAAAGTGCTGATAATCAGTGTGAAAGTTGAAAGAAAGGTGTTGCAAGTTTCTTTCAGGGTATATGTAAAATGCTGATAATCAGTGTGAAAGTTGAAAGAAAGTTAGTGCAAGTTTCTTTCAGGGTGCATTTTCCTCGATGATAATTTTGTAAGTGAGTATCTAGATAGACAGACAGATAGAGAACAAAGAGAATCTATCAAGGCATCAATGGATTCGCTTCAAATAAAAACTCCTGAAGACTTTCAGAAAGCCATGATTACCCTGTATAAAACACAGAATGAGAATAGAAAAGAATATTAAGCTGGGAGATAATAGAAAGGGATAAGGAGAACAGCTGTCATAAATCCTAAAATAGTGATAATGTTCTCCTGCCTTTTTGTTATTGCATCTTGACGTAATAATTTCATGATGAATTGAAGAAGTATAATCGTTAATGTCATAATAACGGTGAATGTACTTCCAAAGGCGATAATGTTACTTATAATGCTTAGCATAAAACTTATACTATTCTTTCCTGTTGCAAAGGAAATGTTTTTATAGCATTGTGTTAAGGAAAAAGTGTTAAAAAATTGAGGATATGTTTCTTTCTGTTAAATATATCGTTTAAATTATACATGCCTGGGAGTTTCTCTCTCAGGGCTTTTTGATTTTTTATTGTGTATTTCAAGTTATAATTAACGCTAAAATATGACGCGAAAGGTTGCACATTTGAAAAGTAAAATGTACTTTTGTCCATGAAACGAACAATGGAACTATGAGCATTTTAAGATTTCACACGAGAAAGGTTTCCACTCGTATATCAAATGACCGTCCTACCTTGAAAACAGGTTTGGAATCGCTTGCAAATATCAAGGGACGTATGCGTTTCAATCAGTATGTATTTAGCAATGATATTGATGATTTGCGTAACGACTGGATTACTATTGGAAATGATATTAGAAAAGCGATGAGTTTGTATGGAAAATAAAGATAATAAAAATAAAACGAAAAAGAAACCAGTCTTGGCAGAGAAGAACGAAGTACCAGTTGATTTAAACAAAGTGCTTGAGTCTCTACCTCAAAATGAGAGAAACAAAGTATCGGGTGCTTTCTTGGCTATGCAGCAGAAGGCTTTTAGTGGTCCGCTTCCTGCTCCAGAAGATTTCATGGCTTATAAAGAGGTGTTGCCTGATGCACCTGAGAGAATTCTTGCAATGGCAGAACAGCAGCTTTCACATAGAATTAATATGGAATCAAAGATTGTGGACGCTGGTATAAATGAAAGTAAAAGAGGACAGAACTTAGGTGCTTTTCTTGCTATTTTATGTTTAATATCTGCCATTTACCTTGGTATTAATGGACATGATTGGTTAGCTGGTTCTATTATGGCTATTATTGTCGGTATTGTAGGTGTATTTGTTCTCCGTAAAGAACCGTCTAAAAATGACAAGGAATTAGATGATATAGATTCTTAATCTGTTTGCAAAATAAATACTTGCCCTGTTTTTTTTCAGGGCATTGCTACCATAGCTCATGATATTGGTGCTGGTCGTCTGATAGATAAACCAGTTCAACAAAATGTTTAGAAAGATCACAATGAATTTAAATTCTCCAATCGTGAGGTTGGGGATTTTTTTTTGTTGCCTTTGATATTCTTGATAAAAAGGTGTATATTTGCAAATATATACTTTTTAAAACTATAATTATGGAAATTAATAATCTAAGAATTGACGAGGATCTCGAATCCTATCTTTCATCTAAGGATGATGTGAATTCATTTATTAACGAATGTATTCGTGAAGCAAAAAAGTATGATTATGCCTTTAAGCAGGATGAACTGGATAAAACGCAGCCACCTGTAGAAGACAGCTCTGTGCCACCTCTTGTTTATAAGGAACAAAGCAGCAATAGTAAGTTGGGACGTTATGCCTTAATACTTTTTGCTTCTGTTGCTCTGCTTCTGATTTGTCTACAGACATGTGATAATGGCTCAAAGCCAGTACCACCAGTAGATAATTCTTCATCTGAGATTGTGGTAGCTGATACTACAGTTGCAAGTTCTGTTGCAGCAAGTTCTGTAGCTGAAGAAAGCAAAAAGCCTATAGTATGGTCTTTTAGTACAGAAAAAGACAAAATGACAAGCACAAAGAATATTTGGGCCAAAATTTATAGTAACAATTCTGTTAGCTTGGATTTCCCTTATGAAGATACAGGTGCTACTATTACAATACGATATATGAAAAAGTATGGCTATGATGCAATGGTAAGCATTGGCAGTGGTCAGATATATGGTAGTGAATATGAGAACGATAACTATGTTATGGTTCGCTTTGATGATGGTAAACCTATAAAATATTGGTTTGACGAGCCATCTGACGGATCAAGCGAAATGATATTTATCAGGAAGACGAAAGATTTTATTGCTCGATGCAAGAAGGCTAAAGATATTAAGGTTGAAGTACCTTTATACCAAGCAGGTAGGCCTATATTTGAATTTCATGTCGACGAGCCTTTAAAGTGGGAATATTAGTGGTGATGCAATAAAGTTTCTTAAGCCTCTTGCGCATTATGCGCTGGAGGCTTTTTAATTCCACATGATATATTTTTTTCACTTTTTCTTGCAGTTTTCATTTTTTCTATCTATCTTTGCCCTTGCTAAAAGAAGATGATGGTAGTCCATTCCGCAGGGCATCGGTTATTGCTCAGACATTGAAGTCGTGGGCTTTTTTTATGCCCACTCATAAAGATATTGGCGGTTTGCCATTCCGTAGATTTTGATAGCCCATCGGGTGGAGTCATCTTCTTTTAGCAGCGGGATGTGCAGCCGCCTTTTTCTGTGCTCTGGCCCAGCAGTTCTGGGTATGCTAAAAGAAGATGCAATATGCAGACATTAGAATTACAGCGCAGCACTCAGCGCACGTTCTCACTCCAGGAGTGGCTGAACGCAAAGAGTGAGTTTTATTCAGGGTTGATGGAAGAACCTATCAGCCGTGTACAGGTCGTGAGAGTTCACTTGGCTTTTGTAAGTCTTGTTCTTATCGCCTTGCTTATAGAGCAGCAGCCTGCGTTGGCTTGCGTTATGGCTACGTGTGCAGGTTGGTTGGTGTATAGAATAAATAAAGGAAAGGAGGTAAGCAATGAATTGGTTTATTAATAAGAAGCTTAAAATAGATTTTGCTCATACAGATGGCGAGGAGATGATTCTTGAGTACGTGGATAGTTTTCGTAATGCCATTGTTGACAAGAAGGTGCTGGATGAAGTATGTGTTGTTCTCAAGAAGCTTGTTGATAAGGCAAACGAGAGTCTTGATCCTATGAACATGTTGCGTATTAATACATTCAATTTGTCTGACTATGTTGGTATTACTATCGTGGGTGGCGTACCTCGTGAGAGTAATCTTGTCGATATGACATTTGTCAAGGCAGGAAAGATAATACGTTATGAACCAAATTTGTTTGATACTAAAAAGAAGAAATAAGGAGGTGAGCTATGAGTAAAATTAATCTTTCGTCAGCTACCATAGAAGCTTTGAATGTGTTCCTTGATAAGGACGAGCTGTCACTCGATATTGAACTGCTTGATGATGCTATGGATGATTATCTGGAAATGCATTGTGACGATATCGATGGTGACGAGGCAAAACGCAGGCTTGATATGGCTTCGAGCCTTAGAAGAGTGAGCAAGAACTTTACACAATTACTTAATGCAATGAACGATGGAAAAGAATAATGAAAACGATAAGGAGTTGACTCCTATGCAAGAATGGCGTAATGCCGCCGACGAGTTTGTTAAGCTTGAGATTGATGTGCTTGATGCCTATTTCCGTTCAAGGAGTCAGCTTCCAGACAAGAGTATATCTGGTGACGAATATGTAGTTGATGATAAGTCAACTATCGAAATTGTGGACGATCTGAAGGATATGATAGAGCTTGAGCCTGCTGTTGTGCTGAGATATATGCAACTGCAAGGATATGATCTCACTACTGATGAAGCGGGTAAGGTGAAATGGAACATCTGGCGAAACTTCAACTTCCCTGCATAGATTAGGAAAACATTTTTTTACATAAGCAAATTGTGACTAAAGGGGTGGTGCTCGTGAGAGTGCTGCCCCTTGTATTTTTAGATACTGGGTGTTATTTATAACTTCGCAGAAAAAGAAAACGAAGATATGATAACAGTATTAAATGGTCTTTCGGGCAAGTATTTCTCATGTACAGTACCTAATGTGGAATTTTCCATCAATGGGTATCGTGCAGCTGTTACCATACAGGTTGGCGCAAAGACTATATACGATGAATATCTCTATCCTATAGATTCTAAGATTACTCTTCGTGATTTGGGTGAGCTGCTTACTCCTTATGTGAAGAACTCGCTTGTTGCTCATCTACAGTTGACTATAGTGGAAGAGATCGAGGATAGCGATGTTACATATAATGCCACGATGGAGGCTGATGTTATCTATTGTGTGGCTGATTTTGGAGCCGACGCAGAAGACTTCTGCAGCCGTCATTTCCTGACCACGCTGCAAGGAGTGAAAGAAACAGCTCTTAACCGTTTGGAATATTTGCATTACCTGGGCAATGATGCAGCTGTGGTTACTGCATACTATGATGATGCTTCGCAGGCTGATTTCAACCTTGTCCCTGTAGGCGGTAATGGTAGCTATACCACCATCGATGTAACACCATCTCAATTTGTACATCAGGAAAAAGTGCTGGTGGGCTTTGTTGTTACAGCAGGCAATCGTACGCAGGAGTTCAGTGTGGACCTCGATAATCCTGACTGTGCACCAATACTTATATTCGACAATTCGTTTGGCGTGGAAGAGCTGCTGTATTGTACAGGAACTCATACCGTGGCACCATCGTATAAGCGTGACACTGTGTGGATGAACGGCATTCAGCGCAACTACAAGATACAGGAAACGCGCACATTCAAGGCTGATACAGGTGTAATGAATGCTGCTATGGCTAACTGGGCTGACGAGCTATTTCGTTCTCCATACGTGAGAGTGGTAAACTTCTATAACGGATTTCCTAACATAGGTAAGGAAGTCTTGATTACCGACTCTAAGTCGGAATACAATAACGAGGACGATACTCTGATAAGGTTCACCTTCAGCTACCAGTATAGTCAGCGCAATCAGAATGTAGTTGACATGCAGCGTGAAGGACGTATATTTGATAACACGTTTGACCATACATTCCAATGATGAAAAAGACAATACATAAAGCCATACACTTCAATGAGATGCTGCATATGCTTGCCGTGGCTGAGGAACGTAGGCAAACCTTGAACATCAAGGTGTGGAAAACAAATGGTGAGGAGGTGGAACTGCAAGGGTGGCTGGTGCATCACGACTACTGGAGAGGCGGATATGTTAGATTCCGTAATCCTCTGAATGGAGAAATACGTATGTTTCCAGAAATATTTATTCACGAAATCAATAATCAAAGGGTATTCCTATGAATGATAATTATACACTTGAAGAAACAGGTAGAAAAGGTCACTACACCCATTACCGCATGGTGCCATGTGGCATAGGTTGCGCTACTGGTAAGAATTCTGTAGCTGATTACGTTGGTGATGCTGCCAGTGTTCTTGGTGATGATCCTTTTGCCGAGGTACAACACAACAAAATTACCGTGAAGGGTAAGGAGTATGAATATGTGTTGTGGGGCAACGACGACCAGTTGCCATATAACGTGATGGGTCGTCTTAGCAGTAGTATGATAACTGCACAATGTCAGGCATTCAATATCCTTGCCTGCTATGGTCAGGGAGTGCGTTTTGTTGATCGTCAGACAAAGGCCGACGTGAACAATAAGGATATTCTTGACTTCTGTCTGCATACCTCGCTGCACAGCGTGTTCCTGAAGCAGTCAACCGATATGAAATTCTGGTATTGGAGTGTGAACACTATTATACTGAGCAACGACGGAAAGAATATTGTGCGTATAGGCAATAGAGATGCCATGTATTGCCGACTGGAGTATGCTCCATCTACCAAGAGCAAGACCATTGAACACGTGTTCTATGGAAATTGGAAAGGCGGCAAGGCTATTTCTAACGAAATGGAGGCGCTGCCATTGCTCGATATGAAAGACCCTCTTGGCGACCTGCAAGTGAGAATGGGACTTGTTGCTGATCCCAAGACGGGCAAAAAACGTGAACCAACGAAAGATCGTCAGTTTGCTGTGGTGTGCCGATTGGCCACTCCTGGTTGCCAGTATTATCCAATACCTTACTATATGAGCATATTCCGTGACTATTGGGACGATATCTATCGCCTTATTGGTCGTGGAAAGCGCTATATGATAAAGAATACCACGGCTCCACGTACTCAGATAGAAGTGCATAATGAGTATTGGGATGCTGTGTGCGACAATGAGAATATTACTGATGAAAACGCACGTGTTGAGAGAAAGCTGCAGGAAAAGCAGAATATCATAAACTTCGTTACTGGTCTTGAGAATGCTGGTAAGGCTCTTGTTTCGGGTTATTATGTTGACCCTAACGGCAAGGAAAACCGTATGGTGCGTATCAATGTGTTGAACGAGGCAAACAAAAAGGAAGGTGGCAACTGGAGCGATGATATGAGCGAAGCTTCTAATGCTCTGTGCTTTGCCTTTGGTGTGCATCCTAATCTTGTTGGTGCTACTCCTGGTAAGAGCCAGATGAACAACTCTGGTTCTGACAAGCGAGAGTTGTTCACTTTGAAGCAGGCAACGGAAAAGCCATTCCATGATGTTATGGCAATGCCTTATCATCTCATTCTGCACTATAACAACTGGCAAGACGTAGCTACTATTGACGTGCCAATGATAATGCTCACTACTCTTGACGAGAATAAAGACGCAAAGAAGGTTACTAACTCTAATACAGATGGCAATGGAGATAACGATTAATAGGCAAGACTTTGAGAATGCTCTTCCTGTAGGTACATCATCACATGATGAAGTGTTTGAGATGGTGAAGCCCTCTATTGATGAGCGTGTTATTATTGCCGAGAATGAGATTCTTGGTGATGCTGGGGTTACCGCGCTGCAGGAAAGTGAAGTAACCATGGAGTTTTTCAAGAAATATGTTTGTATGGCGGGGCTGTTGGCAGTTCTTAGGCAACTTGATTTAACGCTTACGTCAACAGGCTTTGGCATAATCAATAATGACACTATCAGTCCAGCAAGTAAGCAGCGTGTTGATGCCTTGGAGGGAGCGTTGAGAACACAGCTGCTGCGTTGTCGTGCCATGCTGCTTAACATGCTACGTTCTGATGAATGGGGTGTGACTGTTCAGGCGAAACAGCAGCTACAGTATTTATATACTGATTATCACTATTTCTTTGGCAAGGGTGACTATCCATCATCATATGATGATTGGAATAAGTTTAAGGATACGATAGCTGCAGCTGACGAGCATCTTCGTACTCATATTTCGGATGAACAGATGGATGAGCTGCTTGATGCGTATCGACGTAATGACAGTGCACGCTTGCAGAAGTACAATGCCGTAATCAATCAGATTCATCGTTATACCGATGCCATGGCTATGGGCTTCAAGGGGGCTCAGGTGAGCTACAGGAAAATCATAGATATGATAGAGAAGAATCCTGCTGTCTTTGATAAATATCCCCAGTCAGATGCTTATAAATTGAATCATCATGAAACTTTTCAGAACACTAAGGAGTCATCAGCCTTCTTATTCAACGGCTGATAACTCGTTGAACCTTACTGCTCCAAAAGATTGGAATGAGTTGACGCAGGAACAGCTCAGATATGTGCTGAAGCTTCTTGCTACTTTTCAGGAGCGTACGGTTGTGAAAACATATATGCTTGTGCGCTTCACAGGAATACACGTGCTGAAGAAGAACCGCTTCGGGTGGCGGTGCTTCGTCCGTACTACATGGTGGGGAAAGCGCAAGTACTTTTACTTGCAGGCTTGGCAGATTGAGTCCCTGCTGAGTCAGATGAAGTATGTCGATTCGTATGAAGACATGGGTGTTCGGTTGGAGGACATTCGTGGCTGTCATGCGATCGACATACAATTTCATAATCTGCTATTTGTTGATTATCTGAATGCAGAGAAGTATTACCAGCTTTACATGCAGACACAGAAGGATGAATATCTTGAGAAACTGGCCCGTTATCTATACCGTAAGAAGAATGGTGAAATGCCTCGACGCTTACGGCTTGATGCTGCTGAAATGCTTGGGGTGTATATGTGGTATTCAGATGTGAAGCTGCTCTTTTCGAGAACATTCAAGCATTTCTTCAAAAAGGTGGATCCTGATGTTGATGATGTTCCAGATATGCGAGTGGTCATGGATGCACAGATACGAGCGTTGACGGATGGCGACATCACTAAGGAGAAAGTGATACTGAATACATCTGTATGGCGTGCTCTTACAGAACTTGATGCAAAGGCACGTGAGGCAGAAGAACTACGTAAAATAAATAAACATGGCAACTGAAAAGACTTTTGATGCGCTAACATACTTCAAGCACCTTGCCGAGACAAATAAGCTGGCTAAGCGGTATGACTTTTATGCAGGATTCTGCAGCGGTCCTGATGGTATAGAAGATGTGATGCAGCAATTTCGCAAGAAAAAGAACTTCATTCTGATTGATGATACTACCAGTCAGAATACATATAGTCGTGGTGTTACTTTCTTTGATAAGAACGTATATACGGTGTTCATTCTCGCAGCATATAGATTCGACGATATGGAAGACCGTAAGCAGAAACTTAATCTGTGCCGACAGATATTCCGTCAGTTCCATAGCCGTTTGATTCATGATAAGGAGTTGATGCTGTATGGTGACATGATGGAGTTTCTGGATGTAGAAAGTATTTACTCAAAGGAATTGCCTCGTTATTCCAAAAGTGGTGTGACGGGGCTGTATTTCATGATTAATAACGATGAGCCGATAGATCTTACATACTCGGCTGCTGATTGGGAGTAAGCTATGGGAGCAGGTGCAGAGAGGATGGCCATTGCGCAAGGTTCGTATCATGGCAGAAGTGGTGGTCGTAATAATTTCCAGTATTCACAGGAAGAGATAGACGCTTATAACAGAGGCTGGTCATCGTTTATGGTTCAGATACTGCAGGAACAGATAGAGCGACTGAAAGTATCGGATTCAGGGCGACTGATGCAGTCGGTGCATGAGCTTATACAGACTGGCACAGTAACTACCATTGAACATAGATTTCTGATGTATGGTATCTATGTTGCTGCAGGTGTGGGAAAAGGATTTGAACATGGTAATGGTGGTGACCTTCTTTTTATGGGAGATCCATATCGTGCGGCTCATGGAAGATATAGTTCAAGACAGGTAGGTGCAGGATTGTCTGAACATGCTATGCTGTCACCTAAATATGAGCATATTACCGTGCGCCACGGAAAGAACGCTGGCAAGGAAGCTGCTCTTACCTCAGGAGGAAAGCGTCAGCCTCGTGACTGGTTCTTCAAGAAATATTATTATTCGCTGCATAAACTGAACGAGACGAATGCACGCTTCTTCGGTTCTGCTTATCAGGGATTGACCTCAACATTCCTCGAGGGACTCTTTGCTGGAATATCAGATAAGAATCGTATCCGCTCTAATCATTTTTAGTATTTTTATATGGATAGCGTTATCCTTAACTTCGCATAAAAAAGAAAAGCAATATGCCAACAGCAGCAGAGAAGATAAATGCACTTCACACAATCTTTGAAGGTGTGAGAGACGAGAGAAGAACGTATGCCAATACTGCTACACGTATTGGTAATGCGTTTCTTGCTTTACTGTCATACCTCGAAGATGCTCCATTCCTTCGTAAGGATATCGAAGATGTTGACATGGAAGTTCTTCGCCTGCTAAAAGGTGCTATCATTGGCGAAAGCAATCAGATAAGGCTTAATCCTGATGGCTCTATATCATGTGGTTCAATCCGTGTTAATGGTTCTGCCATCTTTGATGAGTTGGTGTTCAATCACCAGAACGTTCTTGAGGGTGATACTTATTTCACCGATAAAGGCATCATTGAGAGTGTGGAGCACACCGACCTCGGTCAATATGTACTAACATTCAGGCAGGAGTATGCAGGTGAACGGACAACATTCCATGTTAACGACATACTCCTAGGCAAGGTTAACAACCTTGATGCTGCAGGCTCTTACCGTTCGTTCTGGCTTAGAGTTGATTCTATCTCAACTGATGGTAATACAATTGTGTGCAGTCAATACAGAGACGCTGATGTTCCAGGTGGAAGGAATTATGCACCAGAGGTTGCTGCTCGTGTAATAAGGTTTGGCAACACCATTGATACAAGCAGGCAGAATGTATGGTTTGTGAGTAGCACAGAAGGCAGATGGCTGTTCCTGCAGGGTGTGAATAAGCCAATACTGGAGGATTCTGTAACAGGCTCGAACTATGCAGGCTTCATTGGTTTGCCACCAGATATAGCTGCTACTCATGATCTTATCGATAGGGGAGTGATAACTCAAGATCAGCCATATTTGTACTTTCGTGGTATTATGGTGCAAGACCTTATCAAGATTGATTATAATGGTAATCCTCAATATACAGCAAGAGACAAAGGACAATGGAAAGCCGATGCGGTGTATATCAATGGATATGACAATACAGAAAAAGGGTATTACTCAGATAGAGTATGGTTTGGTGGTTGCTATTGGCAATGTGCAGTTACCACTTCTGTAGGTTCTGAGCCAAGATGGAACAATACCGACTGGACTTGCTTGATAGGTGGTGGTAATATGTCGGTTGATATAGTATCATCTAAAGGAGATTTCTTTGAGGCATCAGAGAACTGGACTACAAATCTTGAAGCTTCAGTTTGGAATGCAGAGATGCAGCTTACGGAGGCAGAGATAACAATGGCAGGTATTACATGGCAGAGAATATCTAATGATACTGATGGTGATACTGCTTGGAACAATCGTCATAGACAAGGAACTGTAGGCTTAACGTTGCCAATAGATTCGTCTCAAGACTTACCTTCAGAATGGGCTGCAGGTTCCTCAGTCGGTTTTAAGTGCATAGTGAGTTTTCCTGATGGTACTCAGGCTGCAGCTGAATATTCAATAATAAATTAAAGCTATGAAGATAAAGAAAAATGGTGGTCGAATAGTTCATTCTCCTCTGTCATTCTCATTCCAGATGTTGGAACTCGGAGGTTCATACGTACAGAAATTCAGTACGTTGACAGGAGAGTATGTTCCTGATAGAACAGAGTTTCCTTATCTGTTGAAGCCACAACTCAATATTACAGATCCTGATGGAATAACTCCTGCAGGAGAATATACGTCATATCTTCGTAATGTTATATGGACTCTCACTTCATATTTTGGTTCGCAGGCAACAAGATTGGTTGCTGGTGTTGATTATACCGTCAATGCATCGACTCATGCATTACAATTAGAGCGTAATGTGAATGTTGAGGAGGTTCTACGTATTGAGTTTGTTGCTGATTATCTTGATAAGACCAGGAATGAGACGACTCAGTTCAAATGGCATAAGGATTTGACGACAATCTCGGAGGACGAATATAAACTGTCTCTTGTGCTTGATCATCCGTCAAAGGTAGATTTGTCACCGTTAAAATTCAGAGCTTCGATACCTATCACCGCTCAATTGAAGAATGGAGCAGCTGATGTTGCAGATGCAAAATGCAGCTATCTATGGCAGATATTCAATAAGACAACATCACAATGGGAGGCTATTGATGATGATGAGCTGTGGTATCAGAGTGGTAAGAACAGTAAGACCTTGGTTGTGAAGCAAGATTTTCTGCAGCATGTAGTTCTTAGAGTGTCAGCGAGTATTAATGATGACAATACACAACAGAAAAGTCAATCTCTTTTATTGCGTAGATGGTATGGCCAATATGAGCCAGAGTCTTTCTTTGCTACAGGCAAATATATATTCCTGGACACACAACAGATTGTGTTAGGTGCGAAGGTAACGAATAGACAGGGCATTATTGCTAATCCTACACGATACTTTGATATGGAACTCTTTTACAGGAAGAGTGAAACAGATGAGTGGAATAGTATTGGATATGGTGAAGAGGTGATAGTGCCAAGAGACTCCCAGACTGCTAATCATCAGGTAGGTTTGCTATGTCGTGAGCTATCGGCATTTGTGCCATTGGAACTACCAGATGGTAGTCTGTTGACTACAGAGGATGATAAATTGTATGTTGCTCAATTTCCTGTATCAACACGTGAAGTAGAATGATAAAATGTAAAGACTATGAGATACTTTCTCGCTCCTGCAGCATTAGCAGAACAACTAAAGCTTACGGATTTTCGCAAAGGAAACAGTGCCGTGGGTTATATCGTAACAAGTGGCGACCTTGCCGTGATAGGCTTAGACGCAGCTTTAGAAGCTGGAGCCGAAGAGATCACACGCAAGCACGCAAAAGAAATAATTAATAATCTCAGGAAGTTATGAATATATCAGCAGTAAAACATCTCTATGCCTATACGGATGGAGACACTATTACTCCAGGAATGGGAGTGATTATAGATGCAGGATATGGTCTGCAACAATACTGGAATCCGTCAACAAAGAGAGTTGTATCAACGGATTTCAGCGTTCATCATGCAACATTATATCCTCAAGCCTATTCATCAAAGAAGGGTACTGTTATTGTTCCAGAGACAATAGGTCAGCAATGGTATTATGGCAATATCAGTTCTGAGGGTGCTATTCTTGAGGATGGAGCAGTTAAAACAAGATATGCATCTCTCTTTGAGTTAACTTCTGTAACAGCTAATGGTAAGACATTCCCTGCACTTATTATCAAGAATAATCTTGCCAATGAAAATGACCTGAATGATAAATACATCTATTATACCTCATCAATTAATGGTAAGAACTTCACCTGTCAGCAATTGATTCCTATTCAGTCTGCAGTAGGTGATGCTTACGATATTCTATTGTCTGCAGAAGGACAAGATGGAACAGGAGATAATGTCTTATCAAATGATAACGACTGGGTGAAGTTTACAGCTTATCTGCAGACTGCAGGGCAAAATGTAGCGTCAGGAGTGTCGTATCAGTTCCAAAAGCTAAATGGCTCAACTTGGCAAAATGTGACCAATACAGCTAACCTTATAGAGATTACATCAAACACCATTAAATTGTATAATGCAGCAGTTGAAGGTGTGGAGATGTTTCGTGTGGTGGCTACGTACAATGGTACAGCTCATATTAAGGTGTTTGAGGTTACTGATATCCATGATCCATACTATATTGAGGATGGTTGTAATATCGCTGGTGATGCTATTGCTGAGGGTGAAAGAGCAACCTTTAATCCTAAAGTATATGATCGTTCTGATGGCTCTTTGTCAACAGGCTGGTCTTTCTCGTATGCTCTTACTAAGAGGAGTGATGGCTCTGTTATCAGTGGTTTGACAGTTAATCAACTGACATACGAAAATGTCGAGGCTTATGGCGGTATTAATGTAAGAATAGAAGCAAGTAGGAGTTAGTATGAAGGTTACGTCAGTTAAGCAACTTATACCAGCCCCTAAGGATGGAGAACCTATGTTGGGTTATATGGCTGGAATATGGCAGAGTTCTCAGACTTACGAGAGAACTAAGTCTGTTACACCTATTGTGGAATATAATAATGCATTATGGTATCCACAGGGCATAGGAACCAATACAGGAGAAGTTCCAAGTGCATCATCTAATTTTTGGCAATTGCTTACAGCAGAGAATATCATTTATGCTAAGATTATGATGGCTGATTTTGGAAAGCTCGGGTCTGCAGTATTTTATGGTGATTATATGTTCTCTCAGTATGGTAAAACGTTTAATGAAAATACAGGAGAATATTCTTTTTCTTACGACTATACACAGTTTGATGTGGAGAAGTATGAGGCAGGAAGAAAAGACACCTGGCGTCCAATTTTGGCATTGAACCTTCGTACAGGTAGTGTAAATGCAGGACAAGGCGTGTTCGAGAATATGACTATTCGTGATTGTCTTGCGTGGAATTTACGCTCCCCTTTTGTGGAGGCACGTGATCCGAACTCTACGGACATATATCTTGGTGATGAAACTTATGAAATTCCTTATCAAGAGTCGGATAATCTTATAGTTCATGGCCATGGCAGCTGGGACTCAGACGCAGCTCTGGATTGGTCTGTCAACTCTATTGGACGTAGAATAACAGTTGCTGGTGTTGATGGTATTGAGACCAATACATATAGAGGACAGGTAACGCTATCTGCGCCAACAGGCAAATGGTTCTATAAGAATGGTGACAGGGTTAGGCAACTGTATATTGACAATCAAATCTATGAACTGTTAGGCTATGGTTATAATGGCACTTTCTATGGATGGATAGTGCTAAATGTTAAGGATATAATGTCAACGCCTGATCAAAGCTATGGTAAACCGCTTAATTGTTTGGCAATGGGTAGTGTTACTGGTAGCAGCGCTACGTTCAAGACCCTTCGTATGTTTAATAATGGCAAGATAGGCGGTCAGTCTGTATCAATGACTGTGACGAGAAGAGGCACTGGCTGGTATAGAATAACAATACCTGCAGAGTGGAAGCTTGGTACTCACTATCACGTATCGTTGACAGGTATCGGTCGATCTGAAGGACGTAGTGACCAAGATGGTTCTTGGTATGGTCTTAAACCTACACTTTTACATAAGGAATCAGGTTATTTTGAGGTCGCCTTAGCTGATGACGAATCGGGTAATGATGGAGACTTTGATTTTCAGTTGTTTAATCAATATGATATATAACTATGGATACAAAGAAATTTTCTGAAGTAGAAAGATTTGGTAATGTGGGGGCAGGTATAGACCTGTTAGGTTATCATTCTGAGACCAATAAGGTTGGCCGTGTGCCATTAACGTCGCTAACAGGCAAAGCTCCTATCGCAGGTGTAAGATGGGCGCTTGACCAATCGTCGCCAGAGGGTGAACCGTATGGGGATCTTGATACTATTCGTAATTTGGCATCTGTGCTTGGTTTAGGTGGCTATCTTGTACAGAACGATCATACAAGACAGAAGTTGCATGCTGCAGACCATTTTAAGTTAGCTAATGGTTCGCCTGCAGCTCTTGATGGCACTATGGGACATTACCAGTGGGGATGGGGTGTTCCTTTCTACTATGCTACATGGAAGGATGAAACGTACTTGTATGAAGCTGTTTCAACATCTCCAATAGCAGGACATTGGAACTATAAGATTCCTATAGCGTCAATTAGTGCGTCAGGCGCAGCTGCGTTGGATAGAACTAATAATATATTAGTCAGTTATTGCAATCGTACTGCTCAGTATCGTGGTGGCAAGAACGAGGCAACTTATGATGCAGCTTGGAATACTTCGCTGGGGAAGCCTGTTGTAAATATTAATAGTGAATTGTTACAGACCTACGCAGAGAAGAATGGAACAAGATGGGGTGCATCTATGTATATGATGAATTATATGATAGCAGCTCTGATGCGCATAGTATTCCATAATAAGAATTCTCAGGCAGCATACAATTCTACGCTTACTGCTGATGGAGTTCATCAAGGAGGTCTTGGTGGAGGTATACCATATAAAGGAGCTGATTTCGGTGGTTATTATGCTACTTGTGATATAGATGCTCTTGCAGATAAGGGTGATGCTCTTGGCGTATTTACTATCAACTTGACAAAGGACGATGGTACAGATTATACTATCCCTAATGTTCCGTGTTTTTATGGACTGAAGAATCCATTCAGTTATGTATGGTGTATGTTGCATGGTGTCTTACTGAAATATAATGCCGATAAAAGTATAGATGTCTATGCCAAGAAAGTATGGAACGCTGATCCAGTCCCTACAGGAAGCATTACTGGTATGGAGAAAATAGGTACAATACCTTCTGTTGATGGTGCTTCTTGGTTCTATACCAAGAGGATGAATCTGACTAATTTGTGTATGTTTCCGTTGGAATTCAATGGTTCTGCATCTACATATTATTGTGACGGATTCTACCATGGAGCCTATACATCGGGTCTTCGTGGTCTCCTTGCTCTTGGCAGTGCTGGCTATGATTCCATTGCGGGCTCTTGCTGTCTCACTGGTAACATTGCTCCCTCGGTTGCCGCTGTGGACTTTGGTGCTTCCCTCTGCGAAGCAGCAGAAGACTGGGATACACAGGCTTTCTGGGTTGGATAGTTATGAAAACAAAGTGAACCACCGCGAAGCGGTCCGCGATGATATCGCGGTGGTTAAAAATATTAGTTCTTTGACTTGCTGAATTACAGGAAAAATGAGTATCTTTGCAGTTGCGTTTTCTGCGTAGGCAGAACTCCTATATGCAGGGTCTTCGTGGTCTCCTTGCTCTTGGCAATGCTGGCTATGATTCCATTGCGGGCTCTTGCTGTCTCAATGGTAACAATGCTCCCTCGGATGCCAATGTGAACATTGGTGCTTCCCTACGCTATTATTATAGGAGTGCACCTCTCCCAATGGAGAAACACATAGAAAGATGATGGAGAGACTCGTAACAAGAAAGTGAGCGTCATACCCATCGGATAAAATAGCAGAGTCTATTTGGTCCATAGATCCCTTATTTTCCATTTTTTTATTACTCCATAATCCCGATATGCGCAGAATAAGTGATACCGGTGATAACGAGTCTATACAGAATGCTCGTGATGCTTATGAGAATTACTCTCGTAACAAGCATCACCGACATGATATTTGTGAATTCGAGCAAGAATTGGATGCTAATCTTAGTAGAATTCTTGACGAAATTGTCACTGAGAACTGGACTCCATCACCTTACAAGAATAAAACTATTTTTGAAAGAAAGGAAAGACAACTTGCAGAAGCACCAGTACATGATCATGTACTAGAAGCTGCGACGATATTACCATACGAAAAATGTCTTTATGATTATATAACTTGGCATGCTCCTGCAGTTAGGCCCAATATGGGTACTAATGGTCTTTTGAGAATCCTTAGAAATGATTTGTATCGGAATTCTCAAGAGGAATGTATGTACTATGCTTCTCTTGATATACATCATTATTTCCCTCGGATGGATCATCAAGTATTGAAGGATGCTTTATGCTGTAAAGTAAAAGAAGGTAAATTGCGACGATTCTTATTTAAGGTAGTTGACAGTTACAACTATGGTGCACCTCTTGGCATAAAGGTATCTCAAATATTTGGTATGATATATCTTGCAAGATTCGACAGACTTGTAATGAGATGTTTTGATATTATTCAAAACTCAGATAAAATGGCTTATTGGACTTCGAGATATATTACGGATTATATTGCTACAGCTAAATGCCCCAATGAGTCTATGATTTTGTCCAAGGGGTCTCAATTTCTTGCTGATAGATTTCGTTCTTTTATTAGGGAGGGATTTCATCATTATTACAGATTTGTTGACAATATCATATTGATACATCGTGATAAGACATTTCTTCATATTGTTTTGCAGATGGTTATCATGTATCTGACAAGAGATTATCATTGTGAAATTAATAATGATTATAATCTACGTCCCGTATGGATGGGAATTCGGATCTGTGGCTATGTTTTCTATAATGATAAAGTATTGTTAGGTAAGAGAAACAAGCAGGATTTATGTAGGCATGTTGCTCATTTGAAAAAATGCGGTGCCTCGGAAGAAACAATCAGGATTAAACAGGCATCTCGTTTCGGGTATGCTAAACATGTTAATAGTATTCATTTAATAAAGAGTTTAGGCATGGAAAAAACATTAGGCCAAATTATTAAACATCATCGAGTAAAGTCTCCTTTTGATGACATGACTAGTGATCAGAAATTGAAATTTTCTCAAATCAGTAAATTATTGACGGATACTGGTGGAGGATGGGATAAGAAAATCTATCTTGAGGATTTCAAGATAGAGCAATCTAAGATTAATAAATCTAAAGAACAAATCTCAATTCCTAATTCTACGGGGCAGATGCAATCGATATACAAAACTATTCCTGGGAAAGTAATGGTAATAAGGTTTAAGAAGATAGTTGAAACTCGACAGGTTGTTGGTGACGATGGCATTCCGCATGAAGCGTATGTTTTTGAGAAACAGAAGGATGTCAATGGTAATCCATTGTTGTTAGATGCAGAATACTATTCCTATACAGGTTCAAAGATACTCATTGATCAGGCAGAAAATGACTTTTCTAAAGCAGATCTTCCTTCGCCTACTGTAATTAAGCAGTTTATAAGTAAAACAGGACAGACATTCTTTAAATTTACATAGTATGAATAAAGCGGTTTACCGTGAGCCACGTACTTATATGAAGTACGACTCACAACACATTATCGGTTATTTGCATGAGACTGTTATTCCTGATTATCAGCCTGAGTCTGTAGGGGATGATGTTCCTGACTCATTCACTGGGTATCAGTATGAAGGTTCAGAACTGGACGGTGGCACTATTATGCCATGTGCGGATCCTGCGTCACGTGATGAAGTTATCAACGCCGTTATTCGCTCTAAATATTCAGCCTCACAGGAATTCTCGATTCAACGGCATTATCAGAATGATCCTGAAGTCTATGCTGATGAATGGGAGGAGTATAACAGTTGGTGCGAGTATGCCAAGATTACAGCAGACCAATGGCTTGAACAACAATGATTGTCATATACACCATCACTCCAGAAAGTGATGGTGTATTTTTAATTAGTATGTTTTGTCGTTAATTTCGCAATATACAATATAAAACATAAAATGTAGAAATTATGATAGAACAAATTAAAAACATTATTGTTGGAATAACAATAGCTGTACTCGCATTCTTAAAGCCGATAGAATGCGACCTTTTCTCATTACTGCTGATATTCTTCTTGAATTTTCTGTTTGGCTATCTAAGCGGAATGATAGCTAATAACGAAGATTTTAATCTTAAGAAAGCTTTGCGTTGCATAGGCGAAGCTGCAGTATTCTTTATCTTATGTTGCAGTATATATTGTATTGGTAGGTTGAAAGGTGAAATGCAGGGCGCTACGCAATGCGTATCTTTTGTTACCTATATCATTATCTATTTCTATGCGCTCAATGTTCTGAAGAATTTGAAGAAATTGTTTAAGAAAGCTACTGCTCCTTGGATGATAGTTGCTTTCTTGTATTATATCCTTCGGGCTAAGTTTATAGAAAAGATACCTTATCTATCAGAATATCTAAATCTTCAAAATAGTGTGGAATCTTAATTTGATATTATGGAAATTAGAATTAAACGAATAGCGAAGAGACCTACTTATACAATCGGAAAATTGTATGTAGATGATAGATATATCTGTGACACTCTTGAGGACACTGATAGAGGACTAACGCAAGATATGAGTGATCCAGAGGTAAGAGCCAAAAAGATACATGGCAAAACAGCTATTCCTACTGGCACTTACCAACTATCTCTGTCTATCAAGTCCCAGAGATTTGGAGAAAAGTCTTTCTATAAAGGACTATGTGGTGGTTGTTTGCCACGGCTCCTTGCTGTAAAAGGCTACGATGGTGTACTTATTCATTGTGGAAACACAGATAAGGACACAGAAGGATGTGTCCTTGTGGGTTATAACAGAGAGATTGGTAAGGTTGTAAACTCTCAGATAGCCTTTAAGGTTCTTTATCAGAATTTTCTGAAACCTGCTAAAATGAAAAAAGAAAAAGTAATTGTCAATATATCATAGACATGAAAAAGAAATATTTATTTGCTATTGTTTTCAGCGTTATTGCGCTTTTGTTGTTCCTTCTGGTGAGCTGTTTCGTTCTTCTACAACATAATAAAGAGCTAAAGACGGATCTTGATAAGACTAAAGTCGAATTAGCTCACGCAAGTATAACATCTCCAATGCAAGTTGACTCAATACGTGGCTCCATTCCTGTTCCTGTATCTCCTGTTACAGAGATAGATAAGTCAACGTATAAGAAAAAGCTTGCAGATAAGCAACTGCTCAAGGAACTTAATATTAAATCATCTCAGGTAGAACAGCAGCAGAGAACCGAATCTATAGTGAAAGATACTGTAAAACTGAACGATTTTAGTTATAAAGACAAATGGGCTGAGTTTCATGTATCATTAGTGGATTCTACGCTCTCTTATTCTGTAAGAGACTCTGTAACAACGATAATATATAGGGAATACAAGCATCGTTTTCTTTGGTTGAAATGGGGTACGAAGGGATATAAAATCAAAGTAGTGAATTTTAATCCACATTCAACTTTGTTATACAATCAGTATATAAAAGTTAAATAACTTGTTTTTACGTTCAAATTTAACGTAAAAAGCTTGCATTTATGAATAATTGTGTTTATATTTGAAGCGTAAAATAATAACAATTAATATGGAGTTCCTTCTTATACTTATATCGTCTTGGATTCTAGTCTGGTTGATGACCCGTCATCCTTACAAGTCAGATAAGGGAAAGACAATGACCAGAGAAGAACTTGAAGAGGCTTTCCGTGAAAACATGGAAGCAGCTCGCAAGGCTCATGAATGGGTACAAAGTCTCAAGTAATAGACGTATTTTTGTTATATATAATAAAGTGCTACTTTTGAGTTAAAACTTAAAAGTAGCACTTTTTTTATGGCAAATATCCAGGAATTTTATACTGTTATCAAACTTAATGATCAAGAGGCAAAGAATACTCTTGAGCAATTGAAGAAAAAGGTTGATGACCTGAAAGCAGCTCGTGATAAGGCTATAGCTGCTGGTTCGGATAGTAACTTTATTAAGGATCTTAATAAGGAATTAAAATCTGCACGTGCGGAACTTAAAGCTTACGATACGAATGTTCGTAAGACTATAAGTACTCTTGATAATCTGTCAGCTTCTTCGGTAAGTGATATAGAGAAGGCGATGCGCTCGATGATGAAGATTCAGAAAGAAGCAACCAATCCTGACGACTGGAATCGAATGCAGGTGTATATAGATAAATGCAGAGAGCGTATAGAACAATTCAAGCAGGGTATTCATGCAGCTTCCAACGAAACAGATAACCTAAGTAAGGTGATGTCTAATATCAAAGGGGCATCCCTTAATGAGTTGAATCAGGCCAAGAACTACCTTGAAGGTCAGATTGCAGACATGAGTCCGGATAGTATGTCATATTCGACAGCTGTCAATCAACTGCAGGAGGTGAAAGCTCGTATCCAGCAAGTTAATGCAGAACAGACCAAAATGGTTTCTCTTATAGAGAAATATGATAGAGAAACTGAAAATACCCGTAAGGATATGCAATCTTTTCAACGTGAGACAGCTCTTGTTGAGAAAACGCTGAAAAATATTTCAGGAGCATCTATTCGTGATCTTGATTATTCGCTAAAGATTGTTACTGCGCAAATGAAAGACTTAGATAGAGGTTCTCAAAGATTTAAGGACTTAACACAGCAGGCTAAGAAATTTAAAGCAGAACTTGAACATATAAACAACGAACAGCGTGAATCAAAGAGTATTTTTTCACGTGGGGTTGATTTTTTTAATAGAAATTGGGGTGTTATAACTCAGGCAATAGCAACTTTTTCTGGGCTATCTTTCACAATAAGAAAGGCGGTTTCTGAATACGCAAAGATGGAGGATGCCCTTGCATCAACTAGAAAATATACAGGTATGGCCGATGATGCGGTGCGTAATCTTAATGAGGATTTTAAGAAAATGGATACTCGAACCGCTCGTGAGCAACTTAATGGGTATGCTGGTATTGCAGGTAGATTGGGTGTTACATCTGAGGATGCTGTTAAGGAGTTTGTTGATGGCGCAGACAAGATTCAGGTAGCATTAGGAGACGATCTTGGTGAGGATGCTGTCGCGACTATAGGTAAACTCACTATGGCATTTGGCGAAGATAAAAGAATGGGACTTCGTGGAGCAATGCTTGCAACGGGTTCTGCTGTCAATACCTTGTCTCAGAACTCGTCTGCATCTGCGGGATATATGGTTGATTTTACATCACGTTTGGCTGGTATGGGCCTTCAAGCTGATATAGCTCAGACTAATATTATGGGTTATGCGTCTGTCTTGGATCAAAATATGCAACAGGCTGAAATGGCTTCGACAGCTATGGGACAGCTGATAACAGCGATGTTTAAAGACCCAGCAAAATTTGCAAAACTGGCAGGACAGAATGTGAAGGCATTTACCAATTTGCTTAGAAAGGATGCAAATCAGGCGATTCTTACTTTCCTTGCTTCGATGAGAGATAAAGGAGGTTTTAGTGAATTGGCACCTATGTTTGATGATATGGGATTGTCAGGACAGCGTTGTGTAGGAGTACTTTCTACAATGGCAAGTAAATTGGATGATGTTAAAAAAGCACAGGAAATAGCTAATGCTGCATATAGTGATGGTACATCTGTTATATCTGAGTTCAACACAATGAATAATACTGCTAATGCAAAACTTGATAAGGCAAAAAAACATTTTGCAGAATTAGCTATCGAATTGGGAGAAAAACTTATGCCTGTAGCCTCAATGGCTATTTCTAGCACTTCGTTGTTGATTCGTGGACTAAGTACACTGATCTCTTTTGCTTTAAAAATGAAAACTACTCTAATAACATTGACATCTGTATTAGTCTTATATACGATTGCGACGAAAGGGCAAATTGTAGCTGACAAATTGCAAGTATTGTGGAATACCAAAGTAATTGCTTCACTGAAGGCTTTGAAGACTGCTATGATGGAGAATCCATATACAGCGACAGCTGTTCTTGTCCTTACTGTTGTAGCTGCTTTTCAAGATTGGTTTCGTGCTACAAACGATGTAACTTCTGCACAAAGAGGTTTACGAGATGTGCAGGATGAAGTTAATTCAAATACAAGAACGGAGATCAACAATCTTAAAGAGTTGGTCAAGATAGCCAAGGATAAGAAAAATAGTGATGATGAGAGGCGAGAAGCAATAAGAAAGCTTAATGAGATAAGTCCCGAATATCTTGGTAATCTTAATCTTGAAAATATAAATACTATAGAGGCGACGAATTCTGTAGAAGCATATACAAAAGCGTTGGTTCTCAATGCGAAAGCAAAGGCACTTGCTGCAAAAATTCAAGATGTAGAGGACCGAAAAAATAAAGTCAAGAACTCTGATAATAGTTCGATAATTGATTTTGTTCAAACAGGGATTAATAATGTGGCAAATTTCCTCAGTAAAGGTGGTAATGCAATTAGTACACTTATGACGAATGGTAACTTGTCGGGCTGGGATATGAAGACATCTCTTGAAGAGGAAGGATACGCATTTAATAATATGCAGGCTGCGATAATTAGAACAAACAATTCGCTTATAGAACTCAATAAAGAGCAGAAAATATATCAGAAAGAACTGGAAAATACGATAAAGGAACAAAATGCTCTTGATGCGAAAAATCGTCAGGAAGATAATTCTGAGGAGGCTAATAATCCATTTCATCAAGAAACAGAAAAAGAGAAGAAGGAACGTCTAAAAAGAGAAAAAGCTGAAGAAAGAGAAAGAGCACGAAGAGCTGCAGCTGCGCTTAAAGCAAAAAAGGAGGCTGATAAAGCAGATAAGGCAGAAACGGATAGACAACTGTCAGAGAATGCCCTGAAATACGCAAAGGGCTTGATAGACTATCGTACGTTCATACAAGAACGTGAGCGTATTCAGCTAGAAGGAATACAGAAGAGAAAGACTCATTGGGATAAGGAATCAAATGAATATAAGGAACTCCTTAATAAGGAGGAAGAACTCACTATGAAGCATGATGAGGAGATGCTTAACATGAATCTCCGTGATATTGAAAGGCAAAGACAGGCTACGGCTGTAGAACTTGAGAAGTCTTTTTATGATAAGAATAGTAAGGTATATCTTAATGAGGACGCTCTCAATGAAGCTTTGTATCAGAATGACGTTGAAGCTATGCAGAAACGTTTGAAGTTGTTTTCTATTGGCTCTGAAGACTGGCTCAATACTAAGGATGAGTTAGAACGAATGGAACAGCAGCATCAGTTGGATAATGAGAGAACGTTCCAGGAGAGGTTGAGAAGCTTGCGTGAAAAGTATGGTAAGATGGATGTTGATGAACAATATCAGATAGAACTTGCTGGACTTGAACAACTTCATAAAGAGAAGCTTGTTAAGGAGGAGGAATATCTTGAAATGAAGAAAAACCTTGAACGTAATTATGAACTTGAGAAGTCACGTGAGGAGGTTAAGAACTCTAAAGGTGAGAAGTTCCGTCGTAATAATGAGGATAATTACGAGATTAACAAGAACAGAGCTAAGGCTGCTTTTGAGGAAAAAAATGGAGAGGGTACGTCTTTAGGCAATTTCCTTTCATCTGATCTGCAGATCTTCGCAGGAACATGGGCTTCTATCCAAAAGATGGAAGAGGATGGCGTTATTAGTCATAAGGAAGCTATGGCACAGATGGCAGAGGCAACCGCTGATCTTGCTAAGGGTATGGCTGAAAAGATGCAGGCTGCATACGATTCGATATCTTCTATCATGAGTGGAATGAGTTCTTATTATTCTGCTGTGTCTGAATACGAGGTAGCTGTAACTGAAAAGAAGTATCAGAAGCAGATAGATGCTGCTGGCAACAACTCCACAAAGAAAAAGAAACTTGAGGAAAAGCAGCAAAAGGAAATTGCTCGCATCAAGAGTAAGTATGCAAAAAAACAGGCTGCGATGCAGATAGCGCAGGCTATTGCTCAATCGGCAATCTCTGCAATCAATGCATACAGCTCGGCTATGGTTGGTGTGCCATATCCTGCTAATATGGTATTGGCACCTGTCGCAGCAGGCATAGCCCTTGCAGCAGGTGCTATACAGATTGCAACAATAAAAAAGCAACAGCAAGCTCAAGAGGCGGGATATTATGAAGGTGGATTTACTGGAGGTAAGCGATATCGTAAAGAAGCAGGAGTAGTGCATGAAGGTGAATTTGTTGCTAATCATTCTGCAGTTAATAATACCAGGATACTTCCTGCCTTTCAGTTGATAGATCAAGCGCAGCGCAATAATACTATCGGTAGTTTAACAGCCGAAGATGTCTCTCGTTCTCTTGGCTATGGCGGAACAACAGTTGTCTCTGCACCATCTGTTACTGTACAGAGCAATAATGAAGAATTGTCGCAGACACTTGATACTGCCAGTAGAACAATTGATGATCTGAATACTTTGCTTGCTGGAGGTATTGTGGCAAAGGTCTCTATGGAAGACCTTGATAAGAAATGGCAACATTATCAAAGACTAAAGAATAACAAGTAGTATGATACGATGTATAATAAATGGGGTAGTGGCTTACCCTTCATCAACAGAACAGATAAAAATAACGTATGAGAATCAGTTTATCAAAGACTCAGGTTCTTATACGTATGACATATCCTTTCCGATGGATATACACGAAAATAAGGCCATATTTGGTAACGTCAACAGGTTGGATGTTAAGAAAACTATTAGTGATTTTGAGGATTGCAAGCTGTATGCCGATAATCGGCTTATAATGAGTGGTAAAGGTACTGTTACCAGCGTTACAAATGATATAGTTAAGTTACAGCTTGTTGGTGGAAAATCGCGTATAAAATTTAATTCAAAGTTCGAATCTCACTTTATAGATGAGATTGATTATCCGTCTGTAGTAATTACTAAGGGAATAGACCGAGAGGCTTATAGTCAGATTGGTGTGAATGAGGTTGATCTGTCAACTAAGCCTTCTATGGTTCTTGTTAATCTTACTGACTGGAGCTATGTTGGTCAACCAGGAGTGGCTGCATTTAATCCTATTAACGATGAAGGAAATGAAGATTTAATGAGAAATAACATATTTCAGTCTAAGTTTGATAAACTGATAATTGACGGTCATGATTATCGTGGAAGGAGGATTATTCTGACAGATTTGGCTGTTCAGCCTAATCTGATGTATGTAATCCGTAAGGTGATGGAATATGAAGGATATTCGCTTATTCAAAATGATTTTGATGTAGAGCCTTGGAATAGACTAATTGTTGCCTCTGCTATGCAAAGTGTTAGAATCAAAGACGCACTTCCTCATTGGACCGTATATACGTTCCTCGAGGAGGTTAGGAAATTCTTCAACGCATCAATAATATTTGATGAGATGAACAAGACTGTGCGGATTGTGTCCTCAAATGAATTGACCAACAATGATACTGTGAGTTACGAATGCTCTGATGAATATAATTGCGAGTATGAGGATGATGGTTTGTCTTATATAGGGACATCAAATCTAGAATATTCCTTTGATAATTCTGCGTATAGAGATTGGAGAGAGTGTATTTCTCAGGGGGTGCAAAAGCTGTTTGATTCAATTCCGTATGATTCGGTGGCTTCTATGGTAGCTCATGCTGAGAGTATGACAACAAAGAAGAGACGAACAACTATATTTCGTATAGGTGATAGTCGATATATATGGGCAATGCTGCCAGAAAGCGGTAATCCTGATGACGAAAATCTCACAGAACAGAAAACACAATGTGGATTTTTTAATCCAATTATTCGTGATATAGAAAGTGATGATTATATTGATTTGAAAATTTGTCCTGTGGCTATTCATCAGCGCAGAAAGCATCTATCTAATGAAATTTCTGCGAAGAACTGGTTTAGAGATATGGATGCTATGCCGAATTCTTGGATATTTGTTCCTTCTGTAACAAATGAAAAGCAAGCTGCTATAGACGATATGTCTGCCGATGACGATGGAGAATACTATGTGTCGGTGCAGGATGCAATGGAAAGCGGAAGTGAAAGCACTTCCAATGATGAAAAGGATAATACATCTATGCCTGTGATGTTCCAAGGAGAAGAAGTTATCAATATCGAAGCTTATCAGACAACTCCTTACAACGAATATCTGTCTAATGACGAAGGATGGCAGAATAGACTTCCTATTACATATACAGATTATCGTATGCATCCAGTATGGTCTGGACTGAGAGAGAAAGCTTCTCTGACTTTGGATAGATTACAACGAGGAACGCTGAATATAGATAAGCATAATCTGATAACATTCACGTTTATTACTGAAGATATACCTGATCCAACCAAGATATATGTCTTTCGTAACAAGAAGTATATATGCCAGAAGATAGAAGTTGAAATTGTGAATGGTGAGATTAGCGAAATGAAAAAGGGCTATTTTTATGAATTGATATAATTTTCTTTTCGGGGTTAAAGGTTAGGGGGAACGGTGAGAGATCATAGTTCCCCTTTAAAATGCTTAGTCTCTTCGTGTGCAGCGTTTTGTCCTTTAAGATATCTGTTTGTAACTGATATGTCTGTATGGCGTGCTTGATCGCGAGCGACAACGATGCCTTCTGAATTGGCGAGGTCTCTAATACCTGAATCCTTAAGCGAATAGAATTGATATGATTCAGGAAAGTTGAGAGCTGTGCGAAGTTTTTTCCATTCATACCGAAACTTGTTAATATAAATCTGATTTGGTCCAGGAGCTAAGTTGTCGCTAAATAGATAATCCTGTGATGGATGTTCGAATATTCGCTGTTCAATCATCAGTTTAAGTAGGCTGTCATTCAGAGCAACCAATTGTCCTTTGCGATTTTTTGCAGCTTCAGGCGAAATAAATACTGTCTGATTTTCTATAGATATATCTCCAACTTTAATGAATCTCAACTCGTCTGGTCGTATGAAAGTATAATATTCCATCATGCAAACAAGATAGAAGGGTGGATTATATTTTAAGGTATACGCGCGTACGCGCGCGAGGTCATCAGATGATAATGCATCTCGAAACTTCTCTTGCTCTTTCATCATGTGTATGCCCTCGATGGGATTGTTTTCTATATATTGTCTGTCAACAAGCCATGTTCCAAAGGTACTGAGCCATGTCCGATAATTGTTCCTTGTTTTGGCAGATACGTCTTTATCAAAAATTAGGTAATCCAGGAAGTCAACCGCAAATGGTCTGTCAAATTGATACACATACTGCAGACGAACTCCTGACTCTTCGAGATATTGTATGAGTTGTTTGAGCCTACTTTTGTAGTCTATAGCTGTTTTTATCTTGAGTATACCTTTGCGTTTTGCTACATCGAGATACTCTTCGTAGCGTTTGGCAATTTTGTTGAATTCGGTGAATTGTCTTGTGTTTCTCGCGTTAGTAAATGGATTCCAGCCTATTTTAAGCTTCTCGAAGATGTTGTGTATAAGGATGGCAGCCATGTTTTCTTTTTCTCTGACTGTGTGTAGGTGGTCAAGCATATATTTCTTCCTACGCATCTTATTGACAACAGGGTCGTAGCAAAAGAAATCTACATACCATTGCTTACCCTTGTGTAAACGAGGTAGGGTAAACTCAACTATTGCTTTTTGTGAAATGAAATCTTTGTCTTTGGAAAACATTTTTTTACATTGTTCGCCTTGAAGCAA